ATGATGTAATTCAGGTGTGTCAGTTTTAGGTTTAGGCTTTTTAGGGCCTTTAGCAAATAATTCTTTAAGTTTTTCTAGTATTTTCATAATTCTAACGGATCAAATCCAAATTGTTTAGCAACTTTATGTTGCATGCGTTTAAATTCGCCTTTATGGGATAAGTATATTTCTGATTTAGGATATTTGATGTAAATGATTTGGTGAATCATCTCATGTAAAAGAGTCTTGATAACAGTATCTAAATGACTACATTTACCTAATGAAATTGTGATTGTGTGTGGCTCTGGTTCGTATTGTCCGTATAGTTCAGGGTTGTTACAAACCACAAATTCTACACGCTTGGCAGCTGGAAATGGCATAGATACGAAGGGTTCTATTTGTATAAATGCGGTATATAAAGCTGCGATAGAATCCTCTGTAATCCACATTTACTTGCCAGAGAATAGGTGCATAAAGTAACCTATAAATCCACCGATAGATGATGCGATCATCATGCCAGTCCATAGGCCACCTTTTGATTTATTGGCTAATTCTAATAACTCTTTTATGTCTCTTTCAAGGCTTTCTACTTTATGCTCTAAAGACTCTACTTTACCTATAAGCTTTCCATAGGATACTGGGTTTATGTCATTCATCATTGTTTTATTCTTATGTTAAAATTCTTTTAAATATTTAATTAAACAGCAGAGGATAAAGTAAATGTACCAGCAGTATTAATTAATGTATTGCTTGTATTATTAGTAGCAAGCCCTGATGAAACACCATTGCCACCATAGTTACCTTGGCCACTAGGCCAATTAGTAGCTGCATAACCTGGCCTACCACCAATACCATCATTTTCAGCTCTATTACCCCAACCGCCTGAACCACCACCACCTGAAGCCAAAATACCACCTGATATATTGTTAGCAATAGCTATTGGATGTGATCCTGTTTCTTCTATTAAATAACCACCATTACCTCCAGATCCTCCGCCAGCATTATTGCCTGCCTGACCTCCGCCACCACCGCCACCACCTACAATTATTCCTGAAGAAGCATTATTAATAATAAGTTGAGCATTAGAAGAAAGATATATGGCTGATCCACCAACAGATCCTGCAGTTCCACCAGGCGCACCCCCACCTGAATAATAATTATATCCTGGTGTTGATCCACCAGCACCATAACCTGTTGGATATCCTGTGCTATTGTATCCAGTAGAAAATGTAATTGGTGTTACACTTGTTGGATTTCCTGGATATGGTGAAGTTCCTGCACCACTTCCATTTGATCCTGCAGCTCCTCCACTTCCTGCAATAGTTCCACTATTATTAATAGTAATAATAGATTTTGCAGATAAACTAGATAATAAAATTGCTGAAGATGATCCAGTTCCAGTTCCTGATACTACAACACCTGAATTAATAGTAATAATTGCATTTATAGGTGTAACACCATTCCATCCTGCTGCAATAACTGCACTATATAAATTATAAGTTGAAGTATTAGATGAAATAGTAGATCTAAAATTAAAATATGGGCTTGTAGTAAACCCAAATCCTCTAGCTGACATTCCACCAGTTTTAATAATTAAAGGCATTAAAAATCCTATTTAAATTGTACGACTGAAGCTAATATAGTAAATGCTGCTGAACCAGTTTTAATAATGGCATAAGTATAAGTATCAATACCGCTTACATTACCTGCTGTAGGTGCTGAACCACCTTGCCATTTAGGGGTTATAGTTGTACCATCCACTTGAATAACATTATTATAGTATGCTGTTGTGCCTTGTGTAACTAAAAATACAACAGTAATAACTTCACCTGTTGCCATAGCAGTATCTAAAGAAGTACCACTAGAAGCTCTAAAGTTTACAGTCCAGTTTGCAGAAGCATTAGATGTATAATATACAACAGATTGTGTTGTTACATCATAGTTAATAGTGCCTGTTGCAGCAGTTGCTGATACAGTAATATTTTCTAAAGCATTTACAAATTTAGATGAAATTAAATTAGATGAGCCTGTAAATGTTTGTTTACCAGTCCATGTATTGTTTGTAGATAAACTAAATGTAGGTGTGTAAGTAGGAAGTGTAGTTAATTGAAATTGTGTACCATCATAAACCACCACTACAACAGAGTTTGCAGGAATATCACCTATTGCTAAAGCTGTAGTACCATTTTTAGTGATGTTTTTAGCACCAATACTATTGATATTAAGCGTAACTGCTGTAGTAGTATTTGCGCCTGCTGCAATAAATCTAAATGTTTGGCCTGCAGCTAAAGCTGACATAGAAACAGGTGCTAAAGCAGTAATTGTGTCTGTGCCAGATATGCTTGTTAAATATGTAAGTGTGCTATCTTGTACTTGAGCTGCCGAAGCATAGTTTGTTCTAGCAGTTGCATTACCAACGCCTGTATGAATATAACTACCCATAGGCAAGTTAGCTACAGGTACAGTTTGACCATCATAAGCTAAAGAAGCTGTCATAGCAGAGCCAATATCGTTTAGGGTATTGTTAGCCCATGTAGATGATATGGTTGTTCCTGTGGTTACTGGGTTACCGGCTGGAAGCGAGTACGTTCCTGATCCATTTCTTGCCATTATTGTTGCTCCTTATTGTGATATTTGCATTGCAGTTTTAGCAGAAAGAATAGTTAATAATTCTTTAGGTAAAACTTGTAATATTTTTGTTTTTTGATCGCTTGGTAATTGAGATAATTCTAATTTAAGAGCATTAGCAACAGCCTGTGGATTTTCAGCTAACATTCTTTCAAGCTCTACAGTCATTTGATCGTTTACTTTATTGCCAATCATATTTGCTAAACCACTAACACCTTTAGTTACAACATTAATTCCAGGTATTACATTTAAAATACCTAATACTTTGCTAATGTATGGTGATTTTTCTTTAAAGTCATTATCAATAAAGTTACCTACTGATAAGCGTCTAGCAGTAGCAGATCCTGGCCCAGCACCTAAAGTATAAGCGTTAGCAATTCTATTTGCATCTGCGCTTACGCCTTCAATAGCTTGAGCTTCTGTTGGAGTAAATATTGTTTTAAACTTAGCACCTTCAAATTTAGTAACTGACTTAGCTAGTGCGTCTTTTTCTTGTAATGCTTTAGCCAATGATGCAGCATTAAGTCTTGTAGGTGTTTCACCAGCGGCAGTCGTAGAAGGTACAAATTTTTGTGCGAGTGCTTTAGCTAATTGCATTTTATTAATAGGTTTACTTGCTTCTGCAAATACATCATTAGCTGCTGCAAATCCTGGTGATTTAGATGATAACCATGATTCATAATCTTTTTTAAGGCTTATTAATTCTATTTTTTTAGGGCCACTAGCATCAGATATGGCTTGATCTATACCTTTTTTAAGGTTAATAAGATCCATACCCTTAATGCCTTTACCAATCAAAGGTGACTCTGGAATTTCAGGTGCGGCAGATTTAGCTATACCTTCATAGGGATGTAATTCTACCTGTGGAGCTTCACCCATAGATTTTTCCCAAGCAGCTCTTAAATCATCTTGTAAACCAAATTTTTGAGCTTTGTTACCTCTTAATTCAGATTGGATTAAATCTCTTAGTTGTTGTGCGCCACCATCAACCTCACTTAATACTGATTCAGGTAAATAACCTTTGTCTACAGCATGTCCAACAGCATCATCTAAACCCATACCGTTTTTAGTAAATGTACCTACTTGAACTTTAGCTTTATTAGTAGCTTTTTCACCTACTAAATCTCTAAGTTCTGACATATTTAAACCACCAACACTTCTAAGACTTGCTAATACGCCTTTGTCTGTGCTTGCAACAGCTTGAGTAGCTTTTTCTGCAAAATCAAATGGTACTTTTTCACCCATTGGTAATTCAGTCATTCTTGATTCATACTGTGGATAATCAATCATTGGTAATGTAAATTTAGTGCCACGAATTTCAGCTATTTTTTGAGCTTCAGTTAATGCACCAGACGCTTTAGCACGACTAAGTAATGATTCAAAATCAGATCCACCTGTATAAAGATTTTGTTCTTCAGCTTTATATAATGGTTCAGCTACTTTTGACCTTGCAGCTTTAGCCATATTAATAGATTCTTCATCACCTGCCATATTGCGTAACACATCAGCTAATACAGTTTTATTGTTTTGATTTAATTGATTAACTGCACCACTTGGATTTTTAGTAGATAAAGCATCTTCTATAGCATTTAAAGCAGCATTTTGACTTAATTGACCTGCTGTTAAATTAACACCTGTAGTTTGTGGTTTGACTTTTTCTATAGCTTCAATAACTTTAGGAGCATTTTCTTTTCCTACAGAACTCATTAAAAGTGATGAAATAACTTTATTTTGATTTATTAATGGATCATAGAATTTAGTTTGTACAGCTCTACCAATACCACCTAAAATTGGCGGTATAACAGCACCACCAACACCAGCCGCTAATGTTTGACTTACTTTATTATTCCAATAATCTCCACCTTGTGATACTGGTTGAGCAGCGCCAATAGCAAGACCTTGCGCACCACCACGAAAGGCAGAATTTAGTAATGCAGGAGCTTTTTCTACTTTTGCTAAATCACCTATATAAGATAATGCTTTAGATGGGCCTGATAACATAAATGGAGCTACTTCACCTACAGTTGCACCAGCATAAGCTGCTACACTATTAGGAACTTCACGTTGATAGCGCATTTCACGTTCTTGCATAAATTTATTATCTTCAGCATTTATGTCACTGAATTTTTTTACCAATGGATTATCAGGTGCTATTTTATTTAATCCAGAAGATATAGCATTTTCTACTAATTGTGATGCACCCAATACTGGACTAGCAAGATGATGCAATCCAGCTCTAGCAAAATTTAATGCGTCATTAGTAGATGGTTGTTTTGTTTGTGCAATAGATGCTTTAGGAGCTGATTCTTCAGTTTTAGCTTCTTGGTAGGCTTGAGCTACAGTATTAAATTCATCTGTACCTTTTTTAGCTTCATTAGCTACAATCCAATTTGCATAATCATCTGCTGAAGCCATTATTTCCTCCCAAGAATTTCGTCTGCTTTACTTCTTGCAGATCCAGGTTTTTCTGTAGATTGTTCTGGTCTGCCAGTAATTTCCCTATTCATTGATTCACGAACTTGTCCAGGAGATTTTCTAGCCGCAGAAATTTCTCTTTCTAATTGATCTAATGTAGCATTATATGATTTTTGATCGAATGCAGTAGACAACATTTCTCTTGCATGGTCTTTATCACTAATTGTAGGTTGTCCAGAAGGGCTAATAGCTCTTGCGTAAACGTTTACAAGTGAATTATTGGCTGCAGCAAATTGACGCAATGCTGGATCATTAGTTTGCTCATCAAACATAACATTAGCTTTACCAAACGGTAAGAAACCACTTCTAGGTACAAGTGCTGATGCTTCTCTAGCCAAAGGAAGCATATTAGCAAATTCTGTACCAGCCATTTCAATATTAGCAGTTCTAGTGCCAAGTGTACGTTGGCCAGATGTCATACCAATAAATTCAGCATTTTTAGCTGCAATATCTTTTCCTGACCAGCCATTTTCTAACATTTTATTATTCATAGCTGTTCTTAATGCAACAATATTTTTAGCACCTTGCGCACCACGACCTAAGTTAGTAAATACACTTTTATCTCCAGCTAATGCTTGATCTGCCATAGCACTTAATACTTGTGGATCAAACGATATTTCTTCTGTTGGTTTAAATGCAGGGCCTTTAGCTATTTCAGTCCATGATTTAGATTGTGGATCATATTGTTGAGTTACTTCATTAGTACCCATACGCATTGTTCTTACTGTAGGAATTATATCTTTATTAATAGCTTGTAAATCTTGATAATTTCCTGTTTTTTGAAATGTAGCTATAGATTGTGGTGTAAATTTATCAATTTCTACTTTACCAAGATTAGTTTCTGGTGCTTTAAACATATTTTCAATATCGCCTAAAACAGCTTTGCTTGATAAATCTGTATTGCCAGTTGCATTAATATATTTAAGTGCATTAGCCATCTGCTCTTGTCTTGTGCGTGGCACTTGCATAGTAGATGTGGTTGGTTGATTTACTGTTGTGTTACCAGTCATATTTAATACAGGTGCTTGTCCTGCATAATTTGGAGCTACTTGACCTACTTGCTCATTAGTTTGAAATGGTGATGTAGGAACATTTGCACCTTCTTGTAATGGTTGAGTCACAAAATTATCTAGTGTTGTTGTAATGTCTTTAGGGCTTTTACCTGCTATATAATCATTAAACGCATTACTTAACTTAGCTTTTTCTGCTTTTTGAGAAGCACCATATTCTTTAAGAGCTTTATCTTCTTGATAACCAGCCATGCCTTTATCAACTGCGCTAGCAAGATATTGAGTCCATGATGGAGCTACATATCTATCGCCTACCATTTGACCTTGTGGCATTTTTGTATTGCGTAAAGACTCAGCTAAAGCAAGTTTACGTTTAAGATTAATAGCTGCTAAATTAGGATCATCTGTTGATTGATCTACGTTATCCCCAAATTTGGGTAAAAAGTCCATAAATGCCATATATTCTCCTAATATCCTTTTATGTAAGCACTACCAAGTGTGCCACCAAGATTCATAAGACCACCTAAAAATCCACCTGATTGAGCTTGTTGAGCATTGTACGCATTAAGCTGATTTTGATATTGTGCATTAGTTGCACCAAGAATATCTGGGCCTGCTGTGTTAGCTTGTTGTGGTGTGTTTACAAAGTTAGGATTTTGAACTTGAGAACCTGTGCGTAACGCATTAATAACGTTAATAGGTTGCATTTGGTTATATGCTTGTTGTTGAAAACCTTGTTGATTAGCAGCAAGACCTGTATTCATACCTTGAACTACTGCACTATTAAGTCTGTCATTTTGATTTTGAGCTTGTAATGTTTTAGCTTGATTGTAAGCATCTGTACCTGCTGCAATACCTCTATTAGCTAATTGTTGTTCTAGTTGAGCATTTTCACGATCAAGTTGTGGTGAAAGCCTAGACATAATAGCATCTTGATATGATTGACCAGGATTAATACCTGTAGAAGCTAATTTAGATGTATCTACACCAGGTGTTGATAAAACTTTATTAGCATAATCTAAACCACTTTGTGCAGTGCCTAAAAGACCTGTATTAAGTTCTGTTGTTTGATTTAATAATTTTTGTTGATCTGGTGCTAATGTTTGTGTAGCAGTATATAAAGTATTACCATATGGATCAGTACCAGGATTAGCTGTATATGTTAAGTTACCATAAGGTGTAATTTGATTGGTACGATTTGCAGCGGCAGTTGCTCTAGCGGCTTCTAAATTGCCAGCAGCAGTTTGTTGAGCAGCACCTACATAATCTGGAGGTGGTGGTGCAGAACCTTTACCACCGCCATAAAATGTGAAATAATCACCTAATGCAGGTAACATCCATTTAAAATCAAACAATTTCATACGTTTTCCTTTATATATCTATCTTTAAGTTTTAACCAACGACATTCTTCTGGTGACATTGTATAAACAATACCATCCCCATCTTGAAAATAGTCTTTAAGCAATGCTTCTTGCCTAAATCCTAAGTGAACATTTACTTTTTGAGCTTTTAAGTTAGCTGTAGAGACTAACCCTTTTAACTGTTTTACTTTTAATACATTGAAAGGGTAATTAAATATTGCAAAATAAAATTCCCTAGATACATGACGTGGATCATCACATCTTGAATGACTTGCTATACTTGAACCTGTATAACCATCATACATAAGACCTGCTATTAATTCACCTTTGTAAACTTGACCTATAGCTTGGCAAATAGGAGTCCATGATCCGCCAGCTTTCTGACAAACCCATTCTCCCACTTCTTGACCTTGAATTATTATAGTACTGCACCCTTTTCAAGAACTATATCTGTTGAAACCCATCTTACATCTATACCTTGTGATGCTGTGCTTACAATAGGCGCACCGTAATAGCCAACGCCATTAACACCTTGCCATTGTTGTAATACATTTAATCCACCACCCCATACTCCTGCATCCCATAAAGCACTATCCCATGTTCCAGATGCTGTAGGTGTAAAGTTAAGTATTGTAGTAGGTGTATTTAAGTTAAAATCAACATTAATATTTGCATAAATTGCAGGGCTTCCAGATGTTCTAAAAATGGGTTTAGCCATTGTAAAACGTTTTAATTCACCTGGACTATTAAATGATGAAAATGCTTGTAATGCGTTTGCAGTAATATTACTCCCATTATCGGAGTTTGTGTACCATGCACGACCTACATAACCATTTCCACCAAAATAAGGTTGATCGTTATATAATTCCCAACATGTAGCATCCCATCCTGTGTAATTACACCAGTTTGTAGTGATAGTATTCATAGCATACTGTGTAATTTGTGTAGGATTAGGTACATTTAGCCACAATTGATTTTCTTCTGGATAAAACAATATTTGCCATCCAAAATTAGATCCATAACTAGATATAGCTTCTGATACAGCCCATTGTATTTTGTCTGTAATAGCTACTCTAGGATCAAGTCTTGATGATTGTAGCTCTGAAGCTAATGGTGTAAGGCCATCTTTACCTAATAATAGTAAGTCACCACCATATTTATACATACAACGAGTGCCTACTGGTGTTCCTAGATCCCATACGCCTGCTAATGCAAAATCATTATCTGGATCTGAACCTTTATATACGACTACTTGGCCTTTAGATGTGTAAATAGCATAGTAATCATCTACGCCATAACCAGCATCTATTGTCCATGTTGCATGCTGTACAATATTTCCACCTTTATAAGCAAAAGAGCTTAAATCTAAAGATTTAGCTAAACCGCCTAATGATAATGTAGGTAAATACCATACTTTTAATGTGCTAGTTTGTGTAAAAAATACTCTATTTTTAAATACAATTGGATTGTTTAAAGTAGTAGTAGTTACACCTGTAATAGCTGGTGTGGATGCACCTGTAACAGATGTCCATGTTGTGCCATCATATACATAAGGCGTATTTGTACCATTAGCCATGTATAAATATGATCCGCCAGCAGTTGTAATATTACAATATTGCCAACGTGAATTAGATAATCCTGATAATAATGCAGCACCTACTGCACCACCATTAGTAACGTTATAAACAGCACCATTAGATATAGCTAAAAGTTTACCAGATGATCCACTCTGATAATTCATAAGTGTATCTACTTGAGCAGGCAGTCCTGTAGCCCATTTACTATATCCGTTTCTTAAAACAAGTTCTGTAGTAGCAGGAAACCAGTTAGTAAGATAAACTGCATCTGTTGCAGGCATGTCACTAAGGCTATCTCTGGCGTTCCATCCACCGACTGGTGCTGGTAATGATACGCTTCCTGATGATTTTCTTTTTACTGGAAACATATTATTTATTGTCCGTAGTTAGCGTCAGGAATATTCTCAAAGCCAATTAAGACTGATCCTGGTACTGGAGCAAAACTTAATGTAGCTGATCCAGAATCGTTAGCCTTAGCAAAGCTTAATTGTTGTAAGTAATCTCTTGTAAATGCTGTTGCGTCAAAACCTTTAATCTCAAAGTATTTCTTTTTAAGTGCTGTAACCATTAAGCGATCAGGGAATATACAAGTATCTGAATCATTTTGGAAAGATGTTTCTGGTACGCCTGCGGCTGTTGTAGCCCATGCGTTACTCATGTATTCAAAACCTAAATATTCACTTGTATTCATTGCAGGCCATACTTGGAAGTATCCACCTAAAATTCTGTAACGGATTCTAGGGCCTGTTGAAATATAGCTAGACTTCAAGAATTGCCATTGTTGCGCACTTGTAGGGCCTAACATTTCCCAGCGTTTAGACTTATCGTAATGTGTACGATCTACTTGTCTATCCCAATCACTAGGTAATGGGTATTTAGCTTGTGAAAAATAAAGTGTATATACACCGCTTGTAGTTGCTGCTTGTGATAATGTAAGTGAATTAGTGCCTGTTACAGTATTAACATAAGTATCTTGATTGATACCTGTGCCTGTTACGATATATAGGTTACTTAACCCTGTGGTTGATTCTACAGTTGTTACATTGACAGAATTAGCCACAAGGGTACAAGTAAGTGTTGTATAGACTGTATAAAAACGGTATTCTTTGTCTAATGCTTCCCAGTTATGATCTCTTTGAATCTCATAGCCTACTGAGTTTATAAGAGAATAAATTTGAACAACATCTGCAGATGTATTACCTACAACTTGCGTAGGCTGAGTTAAACCCATTTCACCTGTAGCTTGTTGAACGAGTTGCAATAGAGTTGATGCCATTTATTAGTCCTTTTT